CATACCTACAATCACAAGCCTGACGAAGTGCTATTGTCAGACACCAGTTCGGCACCGTGGATCAAAGACTATGCACTGGCCACTGCCAAAATGGCACTGGGACAGGCTCGTAGCAAGTTTGGTCAGTTGGCTGGCCCACAAGGTGGTGTGCAGTTAAACGGCAACGACTTGATTACTCAAGCACAGGCCGAAATTGAAAAACTTGAAGAAGATCTCAAAACCTATGCCGAAGGTGGAACACCCTTAGGCTTTATCTTTGGATAATCATTGACAAACTCAGTTAGTCATGTTAAAATTCTAACATGACTAAAATTATTGGCATCTGCGGCTTTATAGGTTCCGGCAAAGACACAGCCGCAGATTATCTTGTGAACTTCCACGAATTTCGCAGAGACTCATTTGCCGCTACTCTCAAAGATGCTGTGGCCGCAGTATTTGGTTGGGATCGAGAACTGCTTGAAGGCCGGACCAAACAAGCCAGAGAGTGGCGAGAGCAAGTAGACCCGTGGTGGGCAGAGCGTTTAGATATGCCTACGCTGACACCACGTTGGGTGTTGCAGTGGTGGGGCACAGAAGTATGTCGCAAGAGTTTTCACGATGACATTTGGATTGCCAGTCTGGAACACAGGCTACAAAGCACACAAGACAGCATTGTAATTTCAGACTGTCGTTTCCCCAACGAAATACGGGCTATTAAAGAATCGGGCGGCCAAGTAATTTGGGTGCAACGTGGTAGTTTACCTGAATGGTATGATCTTGCTGTTCGTGCCAATTCCAATGATCAGTCAGCAAAAGCAGAATTGGTAAGTAAAGGTATACATGCCAGTGAAACCGCCTGGGTTGGCACACAGTTTGACCAAGTAATAGACAACAATGGCACTATAGAGCAACTCTATAAACAATTGTCCAGCATTGTCCAGTAAACCCCAAAAAACCGCTGTTTCTATAAATAGGCCCATTTTTAAGCCCTAACGACTAAATATCACCGAGCAAGGGCTGATGCCCAAGAATACATATCGGAGATATAACATGCCTCAACTCGTTTCCCCAGGCGTCAGCGTATCAGTAATTGACGAAAGTGCATACGCTTCAGCCGGTAACGGAACCGTGCCAGTCATCGCCGTTGCTACCAGATCTAACAAGGCAGCACCTGACGGCACTACAGCACTTTACACCACTGCCGCGTATGCTAACAAACCACTGACACTTACAAGTCAACGTGAACTTGTTCAGTTGTTTGGCGAGCCTAAATTTACAATTGTTGACGGAACAGCAGTTCAAGGTCACGAACTCAATGAGTATGGACTATTAGCCTCTTACTACTACCTAGGAGTTGCTAACCGTGCAATCATCATTCGCGCAGATTTAAACATGGAAGAATTGGAACCATTGGCAGAAGCACCAAATGGTCCCCCAGCCGCCAATACATTTTGGCTTGATACCAGTGCTTCATCATGGGGCCTATTTGAAGGCGACGGCAGTAACTGGGTTGCCAAGGCAGTAGAATTGTTCGACGGTGTTCCATTTGGCGGCAGCGACGGCGACTATGCGCTTGACATTTCAGACGTAACCAAAGAATTTTATAAAAACGTTGCAGGCGATTGGAAGAAGGTAACTTCAGCCGCATTGGGCAAAACTGTTACATGTTCACCACATTATCAGTATCCAACACCAACATTGGGCAATGTATGGTTCAAAACAACCAGCCCCAACAATGGTCTAAACCTTGTTGTTAAAAAATACAGCGCATCAACCAAGTCATGGGCAATCCAAACAGTAGGACCAAACAATCCTGATCAGCGAGTTGCATTTGGTAGCGACTCTGATGCTACTGTGGCATTTGACACAGCACTAACAGCCGGTGACATTTATGTATTGGTAACATCAGGCACTGAAGCAAAATTTGCATTGCGTCGTTACACCAGTTCATGGGGAACTATGGATTATGAAGTGTCTCCAACAGCACCAGTGGGCGATACAACTGATGGTCGCTTGTGGTATGATGCTGGTGATATTTGCGACATCTATCGCAAGACATCTGCAGGTTGGGAGCCAGTGGGCGCAAGTAATATCACTGTTGACACCATTGAACCAATCAGCCCTGGCGTAAACGATGTATGGGTTGATACCAATGACATGGCCAACTTCCCAGTAATCAAAGTTTACGATGGCCTAGGTTGGGTCCAGCACGATAACGCAGACCAAACAACACCAAATGGTGTGTTGTTTGCAGATTTAACATCATCATTCCAAGACAATTCAGGTATGGGCGGTGTTGCAACACCAATGGATGATGAAGCACCCAACGACAACTTCTATCCAGAAGGCATGTTGGTATTCAACACAGCAGTAAGTTCCGGTAATGTCAAGCGTTGGAACGCTGAAGCAGGTCACTGGCAGAGTGAGTCAGGCAACTATGATTCAGGTCCTAAAGCAGGTGCCGCATACATGCGTGACAAAGCACAGCGTCGTGTAGTGGTCAAGCGTCTACAAGCCGCATTGGCAGGAACCGAAGAGTTGCGTGAAGAAACACTGACATTCAACTTGATTGCTTGCCCTGGTTATCCAGAAACCATTGATGAAATGTTGACATTGAACGTTGACCGTAAGGAAACAGCGTTTGTTATTGCCGACTCACCAATGAAGTTGGTTAATCGTGTAGCAGATATCAACCAGTGGGCACTAGGCACAAGTGCTGGCACCAATGGCGAAGATGGTCTTGTTACAAGAAATGCCGCAATTGCTGTTTACTATCCAAGTTGCTTGTCAACAGATCTCGAAGGCAATGACGTAGCAGTTCCAGCAAGTCACGCTGTATTGCGTGCCTATGCCTACAACGACCAAGTGGCGTATCCATGGTTTGCACCAGCAGGTTTAACTCGCGGTGTTGCCAGCGGTATCAGTAACTTTGGTATTGTTACAAGCGAAAACGAATTCAAGCCAGTGGCATTGAACAACGGTATGCGTGATGCGCTCTATGAAAAGAACCTCAACCCATTGGTCAACTTCCCAGGGCAAGGTTTGTATGTTTGGGGCCAAAAGACACTACACCCATTTGCTTCAGCACTTGATCGTGTAAACGTTGCTCGTTTGTTGGCTTACTTGCGTGAGCGTTTTGATGTGATTGCTCGTCCGTTCATATTTGAACCCAACGACAAACGCACTCGCGATCGCGTATTGAATGTGTTCAATGGCTTCCTAGCAGATATGATTTCCAAACGAGCACTTTATGATTTCTTGGTAGTGTGCGATGCTACCAACAACACTCCTGCTAGAATTGATAGAAACGAACTATGGATTGACGTGGCAATTGAGCCAGTTAAAGCCGCAGAATTCATCTACATTCCAATCCGTGTTGTCAACACTGGCGCGATTGCCAATGGAACTCGCTAAATAGAGCCAAGGAGATAATTCAAAATGGCAGTCGATCTAAGCAAGTTTAACGTTCCAGGCGCTGGAGAAGCATCGTTGGTGCAACCTAAACTATCATATAGATTTAGGGTTACATTAACAGGTTTCGGAGGCGACTCAGCCTCTGACGAAGTGTTGACACTTACTAGTCAAGTGGTAAGTGTTAGCCGACCAAGCCTAACACACGACGATGTGGTAGTGGACGTTTATAACTCAAGAATTTTCCTAGCAGGCAAGCACACATGGGATCCTATTACGCTCACAGTTCGTGATGACGTAACAGGCAATGTTGCTCGTGCAATTGCCAAACAGTTACAGCAACAGGTTGATCATGCAGGTCAAACCGGTGCCAAGACTGGCCAAACCTACAAGTTCTCAATGGGTATTGAAAACCTAGACGGAACTGATGATGCTTCAATCCTTGACAAGTGGACTTTGGGTGGTTGTTATATTCAAAACGTAAACTACGGTGAAAACAACTATGCCACAAGCGATCCTTTACAGATCACACTACAGATCAAGTATGACAATGCTAACCTCGATGTAGAGGACGCTCCAATGTTAGAAGGCAACAATGGTCAGAACAGTGGTGACGGCTCTAACAGCGGTGGCCAGGAAGATTCCAGCATCTAACATTAAAACAGTAGTTTTACTGTAATCATAAGTATGTGCAAGACGGAGACGTTTTGCCTACAAGAGAAAGCAAAAGGGCTCCAAGAGCCCTTTTGTTTTGGACAGCAATGCCAAGAGTATTTGAAACCGAGCCAACAAATCTTGCTACCATGAAATTTGGTATCAGTGATGATGCTGGCGCCCAGGTCTCCACAAGCCATCCTTATTACAAATGGACGTGGACAGCAACCTTTGAATTTGACAGCGGCGCATCTAGCGCCACTGACGCCGATACCAGCCAAGGTCAAACTGCCAAAGATGTCAATGATATCACTTTAAAAACGTTTGAATTACCACGCTGGACAACTGACGTGCAGGTAGTAAATCAATACAATCATAAAACTATTGTGCAGACTAAACTAAACTACGAACCTATCACTATTAGTTTTTATGATCAACAGAACGATGCAGTTGACAAACTTATTTGGGATTTTGTCAAAGGACAGTTTGATCCCAATGATGCAAGTAAAAAAGGTGAAATCAAGCCTTTGACGGTTGTGGTCAAAATGCATAGACATAGTGCAGGAGAGTTAGAAAGTAAACCTAAGACCTACACATTGGGCAAAGCCTACATTGTAGATGCTCAGCACGATACACTGGACTATTCAACCAGTGATGTTGTGCTATGGACCATAACATTAAGATACGAAACGCTGGAAACTGAAGACTTTGCTGGCGAGCCACCAAAACAATCAACTGGCATTGCGGCCAAAGAGAAAACTCCAGGGAAAACTCTACCTGCGCCTGCCGCGCCTGCCACACCTAGCAAACCTGCGCCTGCCGCAACGCCTCCAGTGGAACCAATACCAGATGCAAGTCCAAGTTTGCTAGATTTGGAGTTAGGCAATACAGGAACCATCAACTACAATCCAACAGGACTTGCACAAGTGCTTGATCGACAGCGTAGTAGGGCCAGACCCACTAGAGAAACACCACCACCAGGGCCATTGAGTGGCGACACTGGTTATGGCTACACTGGATATGAAAGTGCATTCATTCCCACAGTTCCAGGACTCAATGGCGCCGACGTTGGTAGTCCATCCACGGGTGCCAATGGCACTAGACCTGCTCCTACCAACAACCGTGTTGACAGAACTACCGCAGTAAACAATAGCACAGTCAAGGTTGAACGTCAAGGCAATACCACAAGAATTACTGAAACCAGAGAACTCACAGGTGAAGAAGCACGTCAAGCCAGAAATGAACTTGATAGACGCATGGCAGATAGTCGCGCACGTCGATTAGGTTATCCAGATGATGCCGCTTATCAACGTGCTCAAGAAAGAAGACTTCGCAATGTGCCAGTGTCGGGCGGTAACAATTCACGTATTAGAAGAGATGATCTATAACCATGACATACAAAGTAATACCTCAAGTTGACTTTGATCGCGCAGTTCAAAAACTGTTGTCATTGGGACTGGCCAGATCTCCTGCTGAAAACATTGTTTTGAGTTTGTGGAAAGCCAGTGTTGACCTTAACATGGATTTTAGAAAGTTGATAGATCAGTCAACCGCCAACGGGAAATTAGATGTCAGTCAGGCTGTGCTTGATCGCATCAATAAAAATGTTCCTCGAAATGTTCGTTATAAAAAGAAAGTGCCCATCAAGTCAGGGCCAATATTCCGCAGAGAACTACGCTACAACGAATACCAATACATCACCGAAGATGAAGTTCCGCTGATTTCAGAAAGTGAACAACCTTTACTAAAAGAGTAAAGCATGGCCAAGAATTACACACAAGGCTATTACACTATACTGAATCCACAAAAGTATATAGGATCAGGTAGCCCAAAATATCGATCAGGTTGGGAGTTAACGTTTATGCGTTTCTGCGACAACAATCCCAATATCACCAGTTGGGGCAGTGAGTGTGTGCGTATTCCTTATAGAAATCCCTTCACAGGCAAAGACACATTTTATGTGCCAGATTTTTTGGTAACCTATCAAACCAAAGAAGGCGCACGTCGGGCAGAACTCATTGAAATTAAACCCAGGTCACAGGTCACATTAGAAACTGCTCGTAGCACACAAGACAAGGCCGCAGTAGTGCTTAACATGGCCAAATGGGAAGCCGCACGTCGATGGTGTGCCAGCAAAGGTGCTACTTTTAGAATATTAACCGAAGAAGATATCTACAACAAGGCTACATCCAAGCCAGTTCAGAAACGCACCAGCCGCCGCGGATAACATAAGTAGTGGCATGACCAAAAAATTGGAAGAGGTTTTTGGGTTCATTCCAGAAAATGATCCACAAGTGGCCTCCCTAAACACACAATCATCTGAACCAGCATTACCTGCTGAAGTTCAGGATGAATTGACTGTGGCGCAAGCAACCATTGACATGGCCGATCGTATTGATGTTGCGTTACCCACAGTCACTGATATGGCCTCCGCCGAGCGCGAGTTAGACAGTCTTGCCAAAACTGCTCAAGATCAAAGCGAACGTCTAATGGATCTTGGCTTCAACGTTGACGATAGAAATGCCGGCAAAATCTTTGAGGTTGCCGCACAACTACTAAAAACTGCTGTAGATGCAAAAACTGCCAAAATTGAGAAAAAACTCAAAATGGTAGAACTACAGTTGCGTAAAGCCCGATTGGATTCAGATAAAAAAGGCGATAGTGCAAATCCCGGCTTTATTGATGCCGAGGATGCAGTGGTAGCAAACCGCAATGATATTGTTAAAGCCATATTAAACCGTGTGGGTCAGAATAAATAGCACCATGAGAGGATTTAATCATGCCCACACTATTAGAGTATATCAATCAACTTCAGCGTGAGCATCGCTACCGCATCAAAATGGTGTTCGCACCATCAGAGCGCCAACTAGAAAGCATTGAGCGTCATATGAAAAAGTATGATGCGCTGGAAGTAGGCCGTCCTGAGAAATTGATGCTACAAAGCATGCCACCTGATTTCCCGCAATATGGCGGTCACGAAATCGTCCTAGTTGACGTAGTGACTCGCATACCTGTTAGCCCTGCAATGCTCGAAGCCGAACTTCGTGGTTTGCTCATGGTGCCAGAAGGCACTCTTAGAGCATTCAGCCACGATGATCCAATCGTTCAGCAAGAAGAAACCGAAGAACCCGGCGAGTATGAAGTCAAAGTAGGCGCCGACTATTCAGACAAAGAAGCCAATCCAGTCAAAGCAGAAGATGTTGCTGGTGACGCTTATGTAGAGAAAGTTTTAAAAGACGCGGCCAAAGATGACCGTAGAAAAGTAGTCTTGGCCAAAGAAACAGATGCCAAGACATCAGGACCTGTGTTGAATGACAAGTCATCATCAGCCAGCCCATTAACTAAAGCAAAAGGTTGATAGATCATGGACGATATTAAACGTGCCCTTGAAAGCATTTATGCTATTCAAAATCAACAACAGGCCACTGAGGAATCTGTTGGAAACATTGGTGAAGCACCATCAGGTGCTCAATCCGCTCAAGTAAATCTTGACAAGGATGTAGAACTCCAGGGCTCCTTCAATGCCAAAACATTTGGTGCATTGCTGGGCATGGATTCCAGCGAAGCCAGTTTGTTGGCCAGTTTCTTGGCCAAGCACAAAAATGGCATGCAACCAAGTCGCAACGAGTTGTTGGCCGCCGCTGATGTGTTCCGCGCACTCATTGATGCAGAGACACAGGTGACCACACAGGCATTGTCTATGCTACGAAGAATTCATGCAGACACAGCCGAAGGTGCTTATGAGTCAGTAGAAGATGAAATTGCACAAGTGGTCGACGAAAGTATTCGTATCACTAAGGAAGGTGTTGAAGAATGCTGGGGCGATATGGCTGCTCCTGCGGCTCCTGCACAGGCCGGAGAAACAATGACTGTAAACATTTCTATGCCCAACAAGAACATCAGCGTAACCACAGACTCAGTTGATGAGATCATGAACGTTCTTAAACTTGCTGGCATTGCAGTAGGCACCACAGAACCTGCTGTTGCAGAACCTGAAGCACCTGCGGCAGATGCAGAACCTGCCATGGTTGGTGCACCTGTTGCTCCTGTAGCCGATACACCCACTGGCATTGCAGGTGACGTAGACGGTGATGGTGATCACGACAAGGCTGATCATGACGCAGAAGAACCAGCCGACGACGAAGAAGAAAAAGACGACAAGGCCATCATGGGTGCCAAGGAGTCAGCCAAACCTGATTACAACGACGTTGACAAAGACGGCAACGAAAAAGAATCTTGGGAAGATGCTGAAAAAGACAAGCAGAATGAATCATTGTCACAGCACGATGAAATCAACTATAGATTGAATGCCAACAGAGAGCCAACACAACAAGAATTAGATTTGCCTGGAGTGCAGTATGACCCAGACACTGGCATGATTGCTGTGAAAAACGCTACATCACTGGCCAACACACACCGTGCTTTGCAAAAAGCAGGTTGGGAACAGTATACTAGAAACAAAGGTCAAGCCGGCGCAGGACATGCTGGAGACTCTGCTTACCAACTTGAAAACCAGCGTATCCTACAATTGGCTGGCGTCAACGAAAGCGAGACTCTAAGCGAAGGTCTAATTGACATGCTCAAGGCCAAAGTGTTGCCAAAAGTAACACAATTGCTTGGTGCCGAACTTGAAGGCATTGCAAAGAAAATTAAAATAATCACCGGCGACGATTTGTCATTGACAAAGGACAATGCTATCAAAGTTGCCAAAGCCTTTGGTTTTGACAAATTAGTAGATCAACAAACTGCTCCTCAAGAAGCAGAATTTGCTGTTGCAGGTAACTGGCAAGGCAAGTTGATTCAGTTGTTATATGCCGCAGGCATTGGTGCTAGTGGCGCAGGTATGGCTGCATTTGGTGGCGGAACACTTGTTGTCTTAGGTGCAATTGGATTTATTTTGTTGATGGGTGCTCAAGCAGTTTTTGGAGGACACCGCGGACAAGTTGGTGCCATGGGCAATTATGGCAATCAAGGAACATCAATGAAAAAAGGTCCTGGAGCAATGGATGCCATGGAAAGCGACAGAATCCTACAACTTGCAGGACTAGGTGAAACCAAATTGGCCAACAGTCCAGCCTGCACTTCAATGGACGAGCCAACTGAGTTTGATAGCCTACCCAGCGAAAAGGGCACAGGTGCTGGCAAGCCCGACTACGGCACACGTCAATCAAACATGGGCGGTGAGAACCCAATGGCTCTGCATAGCCTAGATATGGAAGAGTCATTCCAGCAGGCCATGGGCGAATACAGAAAATTTGTTGCTGAGAATATCAGCAATAAAAAGTAATCAAGGAGGCCCTCCTTGGCCTTAGAAAACGTTTTTGTAAAGTCACCATTCACTGTAGAAAAGTTCACGGACGATCAAGTCCGTGAACTTGCCTTGTGTGCTCAAGATCCAGTTTACTTTATTGATACCTATTGTTGGGTGCAACACCCAATTCGAGGCAAAGTAAAATTTGAACTCTACGATTATCAGCGTGAACTAATTCGTTGCTATCACGAGAATCGTTACAGCATCAACATGCTGGGACGACAGATGGGCAAGACAGCCTGTGCCGCTGCCTACCTGGTTTGGTTTGCCATGTTCATTCCAGACTCCACAATTCTTATTGCCGCGCACAAGTTTGCCGGTGCTCAGGAAATCATGCAACGTGTTCGTTATACCTACGAAACACTACCTACATGGCTCAAAGCCGGTGCTACCAGTTACAACAAAGGTAGCATAGACTTTGACAATGGCTCACGCATTGTGTCAACTACCACCACAGAAACAACTGCTCGTGGTATGTCATTGTCATTGATCTACTTAGACGAGTTTGCATTCGTTAAGCCGCGCATTGCCAGCGAGTTCTGGACTTCTATTTCACCTACACTATCAACTGGTGGTAAGTGTATTATTACAAGCACACCAAACCAAGATGATGATCAGTTTGCTAGAATCTGGAAAGAAGCAGAAAAGAAAGAAGATGAATACGGTAATGCAGGTCCTACACTTCGTCTAGGACGCAACGGTTTTGCCAATATCAAGTTTACCTGGAGTGAACATCCTGAGCGCGACGAAGCCTGGGCACAGATGGAACGCAACAAGATTGGTGAAGAGCGATTCCGTCGTGAGCATGAATGCGAATTTATTATCGCTGATGAAACTCTTGTAAATGCACTTAAACTGGTCAACATGAACAGCCGAGATCCTATTCAGCGTTTGGGTCAAGTTCGTGTGTATCAACCAGTGTCACCAGGGTCTTATGTTATAGGTTGGGATCCAAGTCTTGGCACAGGTGGCGATATGGCCGCTATTCAAGTTTTTAAATTGCCTTATCTAGAGCAAGTGGCAGAATGGCAACACAATAAAACTTCAGTGGAAGGCCAACTTAGGACTTTGGTCACAATGCTAAAATGGCTCAAGGATGAAACCGGCTCAGACGCCGAAATTTACTGGAGCGTGGAAAACAACACCATTGGCGAAGCCGCATTGGTCTGCATACGTGAATACGGTGAAGAACATATTCCTGGCACCTTTGTGCAGGAAATACGCAAGGCTGGACAAAGCCGTGGCCGTCGTGGTTTTAACACCAGTCACAAGAGTAAAATGACTGCTTGTATGCGCCTAAAGAGTTATGTAGAAGGCGACAAAATGGTCATACACAGCAACAACCTGTTGCGCGAACTCAAAAACTTTGTGGCTCGTGGCGCTAGTTTTGCTGCCAAAGAAGGCGAAACCGACGACCTAGTTTTGGCAACAATTTTGTGCTTGCGAGTCACAGAAGTAGTCATGAGTTGGGATCCCAGCACCTACGAGCGCCTGGTAAATGCCGGCACAGATGAAATTTTAAAACCCATGCCAATTGGGTTCTTATAAACTAAATAGTCCACTATGGCATTAGAACAAGACGTCAACAAAGCAATTACATCTACTTTAGTCGGTATGAGTCATGCAGTAACCATGCGCGACACCGACGGCAAACCCACTATGGATGGAGAGAATGCAGTTTATCTGTATCTCAAAGACAAGAACGTTATGGTCAATGTTCTGCACAAGAACACAGACGTAGAAATTTGGTTTGATCCTGATCAAGTTGAAAAAGACTGGATCAAAACAGAACTCAGACCGCATGTAGAGGGCGCAGTTAAAAACTATCTTTACGGCGTGACCACACGCAGTTACAACGGCGATATTGAACCCAAGCAATTTGTTCATAGAACTGCCGTCTCAGAGAGTCGTAATACTACCAAAACCAGTTATCACCCATTGGGCGAAACCAAAATCATAATACGTCACAGCAAAGCAGTGACAGAAGAAAAGCCTGGTGCCCGTAGTCGCAACATTGGTGATATCTTTATTGAACATCGTGGCGAGCGTTTGCGTTACCCACACAAGCACCTAATGGGTGCTAGGGTTATGGCTCTGCATGTTGACCAAGGCGGCAAGCCCTGGGACGACCTTGGCGAAAAGATCATTGAACTAAGTCGTAGACGCAAAGAGATTATGGAACTGCTACGTTGGAGCAATTGTTTAGATACAACCAGCCAACTAGAAGAAATCAAGAGCCGCGGTAGAACCGAAGTCATGATGATCAAACGCATGATGGAACGTGCGGCTCGCACAGGTAATCTTGAAGGTGTCGTTGAGTATCAACTACCAGCCCGTCAGCCAGTGACCGAAAACGAGTTGGATATCATCACCAAGCGACACCTAAAAGTCAATGCCATTCCAGGCCTCGAACTGATCCGTCCGCAAGGACTAGTCACTGAGGTTTTGGCTAATTTTACCAAAACCCTACTCTAAAGTGCATTTGACCGTTTTATGGTTAAATGAGCACTTGATTTCTCCCATAAACTATAAGTATAATACAACTTGTGTCTAGTAGAATAGACATTGGTTGTTTGGCTCACTAGAGACTAACATTGGCTTATCTTAAGGAGATAACATTATGGCTTCATTAGCAGAAATTCGTGCTCGCCTTGCCGAGCAAGCAAAAAAGTCCGGCGGCAATGCCGGCGGTGGTGATAACTCTATCTTCACCCACTGGAACATTCCCGAAGGCACTTCCGCAACACTACGTTTCCTACCCGACGGCGACGACTCCAACACTTTCTTCTGGCGTGAGCGTCAGATGATGCGTTTTGAGTTTGCTGGCATCAAGGGCGGTGACGAGACCAAGAAGGTCATTGTGCAGGTTCCTTGCGTTGAAATGTGGAATGAAACTTGTCCAGTTCACGCAGAAATCCGTCCTTGGTTCAAGGATCCTAACATGGAAAAACTTGGACGCAAGTATTGGAAAAAGCGCAGTTATGTTTTCCAGGGCTTTGTTGTCAACAGCCCCATCGACGAGGAAAATCCTCCAGAGAATCCTATCCGTAGGTTCATTATTTCACCTCAGATCTTTACCATCATCAAGCAAGCATTGATGGATCCTGAGATGGAAGAACTGCCTACTGACTATGAGCGTGGCACTGACTTCCGTCTTAACAAGACTCAGAAGGGCGGCTACGCAGACTACTCCACCAGTTCATGGGCTCGTAAGGAACGTAGCCTCAATGAGCAAGAGTTGGAAGCCATCCAGAAACATGGCTTGTTTAACCTCAACGACTTTATGCCCAAGCGTCCCAGCAAGGATGACATGGATGCCATCGTTGAAATGTTCCACGCCAGCGTAGATGGTCAATTGTATGATCCTGATCGTTGGAGCAAGTTCTATCGACCCAGTGGTGTTCAAGTAGCCGGCACCGGCGCTTCAGCAGATGCTGACGAGGACACACCAGCACCTGCCGCTACTCGCCCTGCCGCAGTAGCAAAGCCTGTGGTAGACACTAGTCGAGAAGAATCCAAGCCTGCTCCAGCAGTAGAAGTTAAGGCCGAAGAAGTTGCCGGCGCTAAACCCAGCGTCGATGACATCTTGAAGATGATTCGCAATCGTCAAGGCGCCAAGTAAACAAATTGGCTGAGGGGAGGCACTAGCCTTCCCTCTTTTAACTCTACGAGGATAAAATGGCACAAAAAGCATTTGATGTAAGTAAATTTAGAAAAAGCCTGACCAAGGCTGTGCCTGGCATGAGCACAGGCTTTAATGATCCACGTGATTGGATCAGCACAGGCAACCACACGCTCAACTACCTAATGACTGGTGATTTCAATCGCGGTGTTCCACTAGGCAAGGTAACAATGTTTGCCGGAGAGTCTGGCTCTGGCAAGAGTTATATCTGCTCCGGCAACTTGGTTAGAAACGCACAACAAGCAGGCATTCTTCCGGTAATCCTAGACAGTGAAAACGCTCTAGACGAAGATTGGTTGCAGGCATTGGGCATT